CGGAGTGGTCGAGACCACTGGCGGTGCTGATTCCGCGCCTGAAGGCCATGAGGAAGATCAAGCGGCCGAAGAGCAACTTCACGAGGTCATGCAAGCAGAGGACCCCGATGAACTGAAGAAGGAAACAGCACGCTGGAGGACTTTGGCCCAGCGGCACGAAAAGACCGCCCGGACAAATGCTGCCGATGCCAAGGCTTGGCGCGAGCAGCAGGATGCCAGCAAGACCGAACTACAGAGGGAGAAAGAGGCCCGCGCAGCTGCTGAACAAGAGCGAGATGCCTTGTCAATCCAGCAGAATCGGATGCTCGCTGCCGCCGCGAATGACCTGCCACCCGACCTGATTGAATTCCTTGGCGATGGAACCGCTGAGGAGATTGGCGATCGGGGAGCAACGCTGTCAAGGCTCATCGAAGAGGAAGTCACCAGGCGCACTGATACGCGCTCTAAGCAGCTTACCGGCAATGGACGCCCTACCGTGCGAAATCAGCAGGGCCAGTCTCAGCCGATTAGCACAATGCGGAGCGGGTCATCACCGTCCGCTGGCGGCAACCTTATGGGTCCTGAACAGTTGTTCCGGCAGCTCGTCCAAGGAGACGACAGTTAGCGCGAGCGCCAAGCAGTAACGCCGCGTCCGCGCGGAAAGAGTACCCATGCCCACGTATGGAACGCATGTAGCGCGTACCACGTCGGGCTCGGACCCGCTTGTTCCTGAGCCCCTGGCAGCATCAATTATCCAGGAAGCTCCCAAGGCTAGCGCGGCGCTGAGCTTGATGTCGAGTACGCCACTTTCATCCAAGACCCAGCGCATGCCTGTCCTCGACGTGCTCCCAGTTGCGTACTGGGTTGGCGGCGACACCGGTATGAAGCAGACGACTATGCAGGCGTGGAAGAACGTCGTGCTGGTTGTCGAAGAAATCGCATGTATCGTCCCCATCCCTGAGGCGTACCTGGATGACGCGGACGTACCGCTCTGGGGCCAGATTCAGCCACGGCTGACAGAGGCCGTCGGACAGCTGATTGACCTGGCCGTCATCTGGGGGATCAACAAGCCGACCACCTGGGGCGAGTCCGTCTTCACCGGCGCTGGCAAGTCCCAGCACTTCATCGTTCAGGGCACTGGCGTGGACCTCGGCCAGGACGTGACCAAGCTCGGCGCGCTGATGGCCACGAGCGGATACACCGTCAATGGCTTTGCGGCCGCACCCGGCACCAGCTGGAACCTCGCTGGACTGCGGTCGGCGCAAGGCGTGCCGATCTATCAGCCGGACATGACTGGCAGGCCGGGCGGTAGCCTGTACGGCTACAACATGAGCGAAGTCAACAATGGTTCATGGCAGTCCGGTGTCGCTGGCGCGGTCATGATCGCAGGGGACTTCACCAAGTCTCTCATCGGAATCCGGCGCGACATCAGCTTCAAGATGTTCACCGAGGGCGTCATCTCCAATGACTCTGGCGCCGTCATCCTGAACCTGATGCAGCAAGATGCAGTCGCAATGCGCTTGACGATGCGCCTCGCGTACGCGACAGTCAACCCGGTCACGATCATGGAGCCGAGCAAGAACATCACCACGGCGACTGCACGCTGGCCGTTCGGCGCAATCCTGCCGGTCGGCGCGACTCCGCCAGCAGCCAGCGCGATCAGCGTTGTCCAGGCTCCGCCGTACCCGTACACCGGCAGCTTCATGGTCGAGGGTGCGCAGTCCGAGCTGGACGTGGAGAACGCCCAGGTGCTGGAGGCCGAGCAGGCCCAAATCGAGTACGCGGAACAGGTCGAAGGAGAGGCGCGCGAAGGGCTCAAGGTGGCAGCCCGCCGTCGCCAGGAGCGTGCACCGTCCAGGCCGGCCCAGTCCAGGGATCGCGGCAGCAAGGAGTAGTAGCGGCCAACAGAACTCAACTCGGGAGTAGAAGATGGCCCAGAAGTCGGCTCGTGCCACAAGCGTAGTGATAGCTACTGGATTCTGGCAAACCCAGTCAGGACCAGCTACGACTGCGCCTGGCAATGGGAAGTATAATGCCGACAACTGGGCCTCTCCTACTCTCATAGCTATTGCTGGCACAGACAATAATGGCTACAATAGGCAAGCTGGACTGTTGTCTATCCGTCCCGGGGATCAGATATCAGAGCTTGCTACGAATGATAGCCAGAATTATCAGGTGTGGTCAGTAACGTCTGTAACGGATCAGGGTACATGGGTGCAGATCGGCGTCCAGGTGACCGGAGCTGGCTCCACTTTCGTTACACCGGGAATGAATCAGACAAGGCTTATTCAGGCCATTCAGGTTGTGGTAGAGGAGGAAGCCGCAACTCAGCAGACACTGCCAAGCCTGGCTACGCCCGACGACATTGTGGCCAGGCTAGGTAGGAACCTGAACCAGGTAGAGGCGGCTCGTGTAGACGCTATGCTTCTGGATGGTAGCGCTATCATCCGCAGGCGCGCACGGAACACATTCATGTATACTGCCTCAGACATGATCACTATGTCCGCGTCGGATGGGATTATCATTCTACCAGGACGGCCGATATACAATGTGATATCGGTCATAGCGCGTTCGGGTAGCCTGGCTGTACCGGACATCCCAGTCACCTGGTTCATCTTTGACGGTGTGGATACGGTCACCATACCGGAGCCGAGTAATTCAGGCATAATTAATCTACCTACATTCTGGTACGACGTGGCGTGGTATAGCCATTCGTACGACACGACGTATGAGCACGGCTATCACGATGTGCCTGCAGACATCGAGGGCCTTTTGTGCAATGCGATCATATCGGAGTTGTCGACTCCAACGATGTCGGCTACCCTGCAGAGCGAGTCGATCGGCGCGTATAGCTATAGCATGCGCCGGAGCTATAGCGGTGGTGGCACAGGGGGCGGAGCAATGGCTGGCCTTTACGCAGCCCTCCGCGATTTCGGCATGGACGAGATACTAGGGGACTACAGATACAAGGTGGGATCAATAGCAGTTAGGCGCAGTTGATGTACCCAGCACTACCACATGGCCAGTACGTGACTCTACGGCATCGCGTGGTGGCAGGTCAGGACAGTTACAACAACGATACCTACGCATTCACCGAAGTGAATGTCGGCCCCTGTTCGGTCCAGCAGACTACTAGCCGAGAGGCAGTAAACTTCGCCGATCAAGTCGCAACGAGTGTCCTCGTGTTTATGCCTTACGGAACGAATGTCAGTTTCCTCGATGCCGTGATTATAGACGGTGTTGAGTATGAGGTTATAGGCGATCCAGATAATTGGATCTCTCCGTTCTCCGGGCATACAGCCCCAGTCCGCGTCAGTGGTCAGCTCGTGAAGGGAGCATCGCCGTGAGCGACTACACGCCAAGCGAAGTCGGTATGCGCGAGTTTCTGAACTCTGAGCTGCTGATGCGTGTTGTAGAGCATACGGGGCGACAGATCATGGAGCGCGCAATCGTGATGGCGCCGGTCGGTAGTCCTCTAGGGGATGAACACGCCGGACGGTACAAGGCAAGCTTCCACATGAGGTCTGATAGATTTGGAGGAGCTACCGGAGACAGAGTCGAGGCGATCGTGTATAATGATTCGCCAGAGGCCAAGTACGTAGAATTTGGCCACCGAGGTCGCGAGCCGTATCACACGTTGCTCCGCGCGGCACACGAGCTAAGGTGGTGACATGCCTATTGCCCGGGTGGTGACTCCGCTCCCTGATATTGAGGCAGCGCTATTGTTTGCTCTCGTACCGATGGAGTCAAATGTCCGATTCGTGACGGTTATGCCTGCCGGCGATCTGCCCAAGATAACGGCGCGGATCAGGCGGGTATCAGGCACTGTTGGACGGCATATCTGGATAGACCATCCGATAGTAGACATAGACATCTGGGGACAGATCGACAAAGGGTTCGGTCATACAGAAGTATCGCAGGCATCGCGGAACATTCAGGCTGATATGCAGAGCCTGATGAGCGCCATAGTTATGAATGGAGTTATACAGCACGTTACCGTTATTAGTGGACCCAAGATAGTGCCGGAGGTTAATACCAAGCTCGTACGCAATAACGCATCCTATCTCGTTAGGATTCATCCATAGGAGGAAAGTTCAATGTCTGAACCTACAGCCAAGGACCGTAACCCGCAAGTGACCGCAGACAGCCCTACTCAGTTCGCTCTCGGTCCCCCATCTACCGGTACGTACAAGGACAACACGCTGCTCTACGCGGCCGGAGATGTGGTGTGCTGGATTGGCCTTCCCAGCATCGGCCCGCCGCTAGGCTTTGAGGACCCGAGCACCCTTGCAGCGGCCACCTACAAGTGCTGTGGCTGGGTCGATGTATCCGGCTACATCTTCAAGCTGGACGAAACGATCAAGGACATCCCGGCGGCCGGGGTCCTGACGCCGATCCGCACCATTCTGTCCGGTGGTACCAAGAGCGTCCAGGCAACGTTCCTGGAGGGCATGAACCCGTACGTCCTCGCTCTGTATGACGACGTACCCGTCTTCCCGGTAGCGTCGAGCCCTCTCAAGGCTTCAACGACCGCTACGTCAGCGCTGCCGCTCTATTCCGCGACATACACCATTCCAGACCCTCCTGCCGACAACCGGTATGGCCTGATCTGCGACAGCATCGACGGCACGAAGCAGGAGCGGCTTTACTTCCCGAACGTCAAGGTGACCGCCCGAGGCAACCGGCAGGCCCAGCAGGGCGACATCACCACGTCGGACCTGACGTTCACGGCCTACCCGGGCATCATCGGCGCCAACACCGCGGCCGTAGCGCAGAGAACTGTGAACTACGGCAAGACCATGGCCACTTACTTCACCTAATAGGCAGGAGAGCCCGCCATGGTAGCAGAGCTGCAAGACGTACCAGAGCCGCAAGAAACTCCCGAGGACGAGGAAGTTGATCTCGACCTCGATCTTGAAGGCGAACAGCTACGACAGGAGCGCGTCGGGAAGCCGACCACAGTCAGGGTAGATGGACATGTCATCCACATCATTCATCCAGGGGCCTGGCCTAGCTCTGCCATGCGCGGGGCCGGGATGGGCGACTGGGACGTTTGGGCTCAAGGGGTTATTAATGACCCTGATGAACTCAAGCTGTGGATGGAGCTTGATCTGGAAAACTACCAGATTGAGGCCATCTTCGAGAAGTGTGGGCAGAACGCCCGGATGACCGTGGGAAAATCAGCGAGGCGCTCTGGATCACGAGCACGTATGCGGAAGAGGTAGAATGCGATTTGCAGCGATACTATGGCCTGGACTTCAGGGACTTGTTCCTGCGAGACACTAGGCTAACGTGGCGTCGACTGCTCGTCTTGCTTCGACATCTTCCACCGGAGAGCGCCTTGAACACTGCGATACGGAACGACGCGTCAGAAAGCGAGCTGGCCAGAAGTAGCGCTCAATCCGACCCTACGCAGGGAAGGTGGAGTGCCACTGATTCAATGCTTGCGTCAATTCTGGACGAGATACGAATGGGCAATTGGGCCTATGTACAGGTTCACTCTGAACAGTCTGTTCGTAGGCCCGAACCTATTCGCCGCCCTGGCGTGTCTGGCCGTCGCAGTAAGGTCATGACTCTCGAAGACGCCATGAAGATCGACCCACGACTGCGCGGCATGGAGCCAGACGAGGCACAGAGTTTCCTGGATGGGGTGAGAGGCCGTGGCTGACATGCTAGCGTTTAGTGCTCTTTTCTATCCCGGCCTTTTGCCGTTCTATCTGCCTAGCGCGCCATCCCGGGTCGGCCCACAGTTCCTTCATTCTGCTTCCGCTGTAGTCCCTGTGTCCTGGTCTTGCACGCTTATTCCTAGACTCTTTCGACTGCATCGTTTCGTAGTCGTATTTGTTATGGCACCGATAACACATCGGGACATAATGAATCGGCAGCCGTCCATCCGTTCCGTGAATTCGTGCCCATGTCTGTCCCATGTATCCGCAGAGCATGAAACATTCATGTTTGGCAGCCTTGCCACGGAGCTTTTCGACCTGGTCATGTGCAGTCGCATAATCATGGCTGAGTGTTCCGGTGACAAATACAGATCTCGGGTCGGTAAACTTGCTCGCGCACGAACGGCAATACCCTACTCCGTTGCCGCGAGCGTTGCAAGGCTTGCCACATCCCTTGCATGGTTGTCCTTGTTTATCCCAATTCCTTCCTCCGTGAATTTTAGAGTTATCTCGGCACTGAACACAGTAGCCTGTGTTGTTGGAAAATCCAAGAGTTTTCCCGCAACCGCCGAGACACTTAGCAAGGCTAAACTTTCCTTTACTCATAATCCTATTATACCGGAGAACCGTACCGGATCTAACGCTAAAGCAGATTGGAAGGTGATTTAAAATGGCCGATGACATATTCGTCGGCAGTTTAGAGTTTCTGTTGGGGTCGTTCCCGACCTACGTGGCTTTAACACTAAGCTCCGTGC